AGGCGAGCGCAACCACCACCAATCCGTACGACCGCGGCGCGACTTGACGATGTTGTCGGGGTTTTTGTAATAATCGTATTGCACGCCCTCGCCGTTGGCAACGTACGACTCGTCGCCGTCGACCTCGACGCGGCTAAACAAAAACAAATCGTCGATAGACTTGTATAACTCGTTAGAGCCGCCGCCCGCGCCCGTCATTTTTTCGACGGGCGTAATTACGTTTTGCAAGTCGGGCGGTAAGAGGGTAAACAAGCGGCGCATATAAACATTGCGCATTTTGCTCTTGTACCAACCGCCGACGTTTGAGCCGTAGTCGTCCTCGTCGTCGGTGGTTATTTCGTTCATTTCGTACTCGCCGTCGATTAAATCTTTCGTGCCGAAAGTGATAGCGGCTTTGCCGCTGCCGTCCGCTTTGCGGTCGTGGTTAAAGCCAAGTATGACGAGTGTAACGGTTTCGCCCGTGTAAAGCGCGAGTTGTTTTTCGTCGCCGATTTTGAATACGTCCGCCGCCTTGCCCGCGTCCGCAATTGCTTTGATTTCGTCCCAAGTGTAGGCGTTAAGGGGTTTGCGCTGCGTGTCAACGCCGTACTTGTCGGTAAAGTGCGCGTCGAGTTCGCAGCAAAGAGCCTCCAAACACGACGGGTCGATACGCGGGTCGGTCGCGGGATTCTCGTGTATAACGTGCGTGTCGATTATTTGCATAACCTCGCCGTAAATGATTTGTGCCGCGTCCTTGACGGCTTTATTGTTCTTGTTGCTCATTGATTGATACCTCCGTAATGATGTTGATATTTCGGTCGCCGATTGCCTTGTACATACGAGTAACAAGGTTTTGCGGCATTATCGGCACGCACGCGCCGCATTGACGCGCCCACCGCAGCGGGCAAGCAACGCAAGCGTTGTACGGCTTGTTGGTCTTGTTTTGTTCGCGGCGGTCGTCGCAATAGTGGTCGATTTCCGCCGTCGTCATAAACAAATAACATCGTCCGCACCCCCTCAACGCATTACGTCTAAAATCAACGCTTGCAGCGAGTCCGCCGTTACGCACACGCGGCGTTTGTGTCCGCCTATGTAAATGATGTCGACGTATTCCTCGCCCGTGTTGATGTGGCGGCGATACGACGCACTTTTGATTTGCATATCCGCCGCCGCCAACATCGGCGAGAGGTACTTTTCAACAAACGCGCCTTTGCGGGCGTATTCGTTCATTGCCGAGATTGTTTCCTCGGGCGACGTGCGTTTTGCGCGTAAAGCAATTGCGTCGATAATCGGCACTAAAACGTCGAGTATCGGCGCAATGATAGTTGCGCATAACTCGGCGCGCGCAGCCGTTTCCGCGTCCGTTACGGGCGTTTTTCGCCGTAGAGCGTAAACATTGCCCGCTCGTGGTCGGTAAGCGGCAAGCCGAGTTTTTGCTTTGCTTTAATTGTGTTTAAGGTTTGATTGTCTTGCATAGTGTGCCTCCTATGATTTTAATTGTCGTCGCGGGTCATAATTTCGAGGGCGGTTTCCTCGGTTAGTCCCGTAATTTCTTGCGCCTCGGCAACAAGGTCGAGCGACGCGATTGCAAAGTATAACGTTGCTTTGTCAAAGTCCGCGCCCGATAGTATCGCAGCGGTGTAGTCTTTAACGAAAAAATCGACCGTCGCGTACGGGTCGTCGGCGTTTGCTTTGTGCGCCGCGTCCGCCGCCTTGCTTATGATTTGCTGTTGCCTTTCGGTTAATTTGTCTTGCGTCATTATTGCCTCCGTTAGTTGGTTTTGTCGTTGCCGACAAGGTAGTCAAGAGATACGCCGAGAGTCTTTGCAAGTCGCACCGCGATAGACAAAGACGGGTCGCGCATATCGCGCTCGATGTACGAGTACGCGGCTTGCGTTACACCGATTGCGGTTGCAACCTCGGCTTGCGACAAACCCGCCGCCTCACGAGCGATTTTTACTCTTTCGTCAAACATTTTTTACGCACCTCCGATATAAATTTTACAGTTTGTTATAACTCGGTTATTGACAAGCGTAATTTGTTTTGCGTATAATTGATACGCTACTATAAATTACCGCAAAAAACACGCTTGCCAATCTGCCGAGCGGGGTTATGATTTTTTTTACGCTTTTCTCATAACTCGGTTATATTATATTATGGTTTAATATGATTGTCAATGGTTTTTCGCGGTTTTCTTAAAAATTTTTCTCGGAGGCATAAAAATGACAATATCAAACCGTATCTTTGACTTGCTCGCAGCGCAACACAAGACACAAACCGCCCTTGCAAACGCTATCGGCACACGAGTCGCAACCGTTTCGGCGTGGAAAGCGCAAAACACCAACCCGTCGGCGGACTTGATTGCGCCGATTGCTGCATACCTCGGCGTATCGTGCGATTATCTTTGCACGGGCGAGGAATACACGCCCGCCGCCCTTGACGTAAAGCAAGGTATTTTCGGCGACGGCAATAACGGCAACGTCGTCGCAATAGGCGCAGCCGCGTCCGCCGCCGCTATATCGGAGTTTGAGCGCGAGTTGTTGCGCGTGTACGGCTCGCTTGACGCAAAGCGCAAAAACACGCTTTTGTTGTACGCCTACCAACTCGAAAGCGAGGGCGGCAACGTATGAGGTGGCTTTATAAACTCAAAAGAAAAACGCGGGTAATAATAACCGTCGCTGTATGGATTCTCGCCGTTATCGGTATAGGCATTGTCGGGTCGACATTGCCCGAAAACGCGGAAAGTATGCAACCGTGGCAAGCGGTCGTTGTGGTGCTTTGTTTAGCCGTTGCAACCGTCGTTACGGTGTTTGCCGTAATAGCACGCAACCACGAGAAAAAAGCCGCAGTTGACGTATTACAAGCCGACAAAGAAAAAACCGCCGCAGCACAAGCCGAGGCGGATATACAAAGAAAATTACAAGATAGGCGCAACGTAATAACCGTTATGCCCGACGGTAGCGTCGTCGTCAATTTTTATGCGGGCGGCAAAAAGGTTTACACGCCCGACGAGGCAAAAACGCTTAATATCGAGCCAACAATCGGCGCGTGGACGGACGAGGACGACGAAAGCAACGACAAGGACATCGACATCGCAATCAAAAACGGCGTGTCGCTGCCGCGGCATACAAAGGCGGTCGGCGTAACGTTCGACGACCGACAAGAGTGTATCAAGGCAAGCACCGTCGGCGACGCATTGACTGTCAAACACGCACCGAGCGCAAAGTTTCCCGAGGCAAGCGTCATTATCAACGACCGCACGGGCAAGACGCTCGGCAGCGTTAAAAAAGAGTTATCGCTACAATTGCTCGACGAGTTCGGCGACCGCTTTGTTTTGCGCGGCACAATAACCGACATAACGGGCGGCTCGGACGGTAAAGAGTCCGTCGGGTGCAACATCGTTATTACCGAGGTCGCGTAATGCAAAACGCTGTTATTTATGCGCGGTATTCGTCGCACGGGCAAAACGAGCAAACTATCGAGGGGCAAATTCGTGTTTGCCGCGAGTACGCGCAACAACATAAAATCAACGTCGTAAGCGTCTACACCGACAAGCACAAGACGGGTACGGACGTAAACCGCCCGCAGTTTCAAAAAATGATTGCGGACTCGGCGACGGGCGCATTTGATTGCGTTATCGTCTATATGATAGATAGATTTGCCCGCAACCGCTATTACTCCACGATGTACAATTTTCAACTTATGCAAAACGGGGTCAAACTCTTGTCGGCAACCGAAAACATAAGCGAGTCGGAGGAGGGCGAGTTCTATCAAATGTTTTTAGAGTGGAACGCCGAGCGGTATAGCAAACGTTTATCAAAGCGTGTACGCGAGGGTTTGACGACATCGGTAAACAACGGGACATACACGGGCGGACACCTTATATATGGCTATAAAAAAGACGGCAAGCGCGTCGTGATAGACGAGGACGCTGCCGCCGTCGTTCGGTATGTCTTTACCGAGTACGTCAAAGGCACAAGCAAAGCCGACATCGCCGCCGCCCTCAACTCGCAAGGGTTGCGGCTCAACGGCAAACCTTTCCGCGGGCGGTCGTTCGATAAAATTTTACCCAACGCCAAGTACACGGGGCGGTTTATGTTCGGCGGGCGGTTGTGTGATACGATATACCCGCCGATAATCGAGCAAAGCGTTTTCGACAAGGCGCAAGAGCGGGCGGAAAGCAACAAATATTTTTCGGGCGCAAATTCGGCGCGTATTACCTACTTGTTGCAAGGCAAGTTATTTTGCGGGCATTGCGGCGCGTCAATGGTTGCCGACGGCGGTACGGGCAAACTCGGCGTTAAATACCATTATTACGCTTGCAGCAGCCGAAAGAAAAAACACGCTTGTAACAAGTTAAACGAAAAAAAAGACTTTATCGAGTGGTATGTCGTCGAGCAAACCGTCGCGTACCTATCCGACCCGCGCCGAGTTGGTGTAATTGCCGACGACGTTATCAAATACTATGAGTCGCGCACGTCGGCGACCGAGATTAAACGCATTACCGCCGAGCGCAGCCGCGTCCAAAAAGAGATTGACAACGCGGTCAATCTTATGGTGTCGGGGGTCGACGCTGCCGTCGTGAAAGTCCTAAACGATAAAATCGTCGAGTTGACAACGTTGCTTAACGACCTAACCGAGCAGCAATCAAAATTAGAATTAGAGGCGGGGTTGAAAGTTACCCGCAATGATATTGTCGAGTTTGTCGCCGAGTACGTCAAAGGCGACCCGCACGACCCCGAGTTTCAAAAACGCATTATCGACAACCTTGTACGGGCGATTTACCTATACGACGACAAGATTGTTATATATTTTAACGTCAACAACGGCAAAGAGTTGTCGTACATCGGCAAGGACGACACCGACGCGGCAATTGACGGGTTGCTCGATAATTTACCCGAAAGCGGCGCAAAAAGCCGCCACGGCGTAAATATGGACGCGCACGCGCGTGTTGGCGGGTGTTCAAACTTTAACACCCTTGCCCCCGCCAATAGGGATAAAGTTCGAACACCGACAAATACGCTATATTTTTGTAAACGGTGTTGCGGGCATTATCGTAGAGAAAGGCGACCGATAACGGTTGCTTTTTTCTTTTGCAAAGTAAATACCCGCAAACTTTCGCTTGCGGGTATCTTTTGTTTGTTGCCGAGCGGTTATTCCGTGATGTCGGATAAAATGCTTGGTGTTTCGTGCGTTGCCGCGTCCGTCGGAGTCGTCGGATTCTCTTGCGGTGTATCGGCGGGTTGTGCCGTCGGCGCAACGGTTGTCGGGGCGGGTTTTGCCGCCGCCGCGTCCGTGGCGTTCATACTTGCAAGTAGTTCGAGAGCCTTTTTGTACTCGGCGTTTTGCTTTTCGCGCTCGGCGATAATTTGCCTTGCTTGCTCGACCTCTTTGTCGTGTGCGGCGGTCGCCGCGGCGATTTCGGCTTGTTCGTCCTCTTTCGCCTTCAGCGCGTCGACCGTTTCGACGAGCGTGTTATACCCGTCGGTGCTTAACGTCTTTTTTGCGCTGCGTAATATTGCCGATTTGAGGTTATCCCAACCGAGCAGCACCACAAACACAACGGTAAGTATCGCCGCAACGATTGCGATTAAAATGTACGCCCATTGCGGCAGCGCGACAAAGTAGAGTTGAGCGAGTTTATAAGCAGCAAAACCCATTACGCCGCCGCCTATGAGGGCAAACACGATTGTGAGAGGGTTGTTTTTGATGTTGTCAAAAAACTTTTTCATAAATTCGCTCCTTTTTTTGCGGACGGTTATGTATGTGATACTTGCGGTTGACAAGATTTTCAAAGCCTTTGCGAGTCGCTCTGCCTTGATAAGTTGTATAAACCGACCGCCCCAAATTGTACCACATATAATTGACGCTATGACTGACGTTACAATCATAGATGTATAAAATATCGAGATTATCCCGCATAGTACGTCGAGTACCGAAAGAATTATCGCCGATAAATTATACAATTTCTTTTCGTTATCGTAAGACTTTAATTTTTTTATTGCCCACTCGATAACTTGTGCCTCCGTGTTTTCCATAAACGATACCTCCTTAATCAACCTCGGTTGCGGCGGTTTCGTCGTTGGCGACAACATCGGCGAGAATACTCGCCGCGCCCTCGGACACGGTGTTGTTGGTGCTGCCCGCGACAGTTTCGCTTTTCGCGGTTTCAACGTCCGCCGCCGCGTCCGCGTCGGCTTTGCGTTTTTCGTCCGCAATTGCAATAACCTTTTTAGCGTACAACACTTTTGCTTTGAGTTCAACGATACGGTTGTCAATCGTAACTTTGTCGTTTTCGAGTTTGGCGATTTCCGCCTCAACCTCGGCAACCTCGGCGCGATTTACGGTGTCGTGCTTGATAGTGATGTCGTCAAACGCAACAACGCCGTTTTCGTCGGACACAATGACAATTTTGTTTTCGTCCATTGCCTATATACCTCCTTGTAAGATTTTTTTGCGTCTATTTCCCAACAGTCGCCGATATGTCAAACGCGGTTGCCCGCCTTTAACCAAATACGCCGCACGCTCGCAGTATTGCGTACGTTATGCCGCCGAGTATCGCCAACAAAAGCAAAATACCGACGGTTACGGCGCAACCCTTGACAATACCTTTTAGAGCCTTTATACGGCTTAAAAACGTGCTAACGGGTACGATAGTAAAACAACTCACAATCGCCCATACGACAAACCAAAAATTATTGATTATCAACAAGAGGTTGCGTTTCCATTGCTTGTCGACCTTGTGGTCGATACCGTGATATAGATACTCGTTTTTGTTTTTGTTAAAGTCCGCCTCGATTTTTTCGTCCTCGGAAATTGTGATTTGCGCGTCGGCTTTGTTTTCTTGCGCCTTTAAGCCTTTATCAACAAGGCGGTCGGCGGTTTCGTCGATTTTTTGCGCAACCTTTTCCGAGGTGTCAATATGCTCGGCAACTTTCATATTGAGTTTGGTTTGCAATGCCCGCGTCGGGTCGGTCGCAATGTCGGTCGTCGCCTTTACCTCGGCAAAAGCGCGTGCCGCTGCATACGCTTGTGTTGAGTCGGTCGTTTGTACGACCGTTTGTGTTTCCGTCGCCGCGTCCGCGTCGTTGACGGGTGCAGCGGGCGGGACAACGGGCGCAACCGCGCTATCATTGATAATTTGTTGCAAATCGCCCTTTAAGTCCATAGAGTACCTCCTTAAATAAGTCATAGAATAACCGCCCGATACTTTGTATCGTTCGATACGCATTACATCGCTTTATGCCGCCGATAAAGGACGTACACGACGCATTTGCCTCGGCGACCGTCATTTTACCGCAGTCAACCCAAGCGCGATATGTGCGTAATTTGTGGCGCATTTTCGTTACGCCTTTGCGGGCGGGTTTGATTATTACCGCGCCCGTATCGGTCAAGATAAACCGACGCTTTAAGAAAGGTATGCCGCGGGTCAACTTGACAATTTGCGTCTTTTTCTCATTGAGTTTGATACCCAACGTCGCACATTGTTCGCGGAGTTCGGTTAAACACTTTTGCAAATATTCTTTGCTCGGGTGTATCAAATAGCCGTCGTCCATATATCGCGCATAGTTTTTGACTCGCAATTTTTCTTTGATATAGTGGTCTATCTTGTTCGGGTACATAAGAGCCGATACTTGCGACACTTGACTACCCAAACCGAGTCCCTTGTCGCCAAAGTCATTGATAAGTTGTTTGATAAGCGCGGCGAGCCGTGTATCGGCAAACACCTTGTCGACGCGCTGTTTTAACGGCTCGTGCTGTATGTTGTCAAAATACTTTGAAAAATCAAACACAAGCGCGTAACCGTCCGTACCGTATTTGCGGTAATGCCGCTGAAGGTGGCATTTTAGTCTACACTCCGCAAACTTGATACCTTTGCCCTTAATGCAAGCACCGTTGTCGTAAATAAACGAGCGACTAAACATCGATACGAGCGCGTTATCGCATAAACAACGTTGCACAATACGCTCGCTCAAATGTATGCTTTTGATGTGGCGCATTTTGCCGCGTTCGCACCTATCAAACTCGTAGAATCCGCGACTCTTAAACTTGCAATTACGCAGCAAAGAAAGAGTATTGTTGACGTTTTGCAGCGCGTTCGCCTTGTAACGTTGCGTGCTTGCTTTCCAACCGACACCGCGGCAGCATTGACGAAAACCGTTATAAAGGTTGTCAAACGTGAAAACCTTTTCGTATTTATCGCAATCGGCGTATAGCAATTGCTTTTTCGCCTCGCGCTTTTGTTTGCGGCGTTGATAACGCGCCTCGTGTCTTTCTTTGCTGTTCATACCTACTTAATACCTCGTACAATCTTTTATAGTTGCGGATATGGATTGCCCGTAGTGCCAACCATTAAACCGTCATACCGCAATAGACGGCAATGCAAGTAGCGTCCGATTGACTACATCGAGGTATATATTTATCCATACGGAAAGGTCATACACTCCTTTTGCAAAGACATTGATTTCGCCCGCGTTGGGTTACTTTGTCGAGTCTATAATCAAATGCAAAAGCCGAAGGACACGCCGTTCGAGTTACTCGCGTTGTTGTTGTTGACATTACCCGTCGTATTGACTGCGTGAAAGTTAGTCGTATTACCGACGTTAGGCGAGCGCAACCACCACGGACACATTGCAGCGTATAACCTATGTGTGCATTACATTAAATCTTTGTATCGCTCTTTGTCGCTTTGTTTAAGCGACGCAAGCAACTTTGCCTCGGTTGTTATAAGATTTACCCAACCCTCCCAAACTGTACTTTTAATAGGTTTGTTTGCGTCGGTCGACCGTATAAACTCGCGGGCGATGTCGAGTTGCGATAAAAGACATTGCAACGCACAATTTGCTTGTATGATGTAGTTTTTGCGGAGTTGTACCTCCGCGGCGTTTGTCGGGTAAATACTATTTGCGGCTTTAACGTCGTTGTACACTTTCTTTGATAGGTCGACGACATCTTTTGTTATTAAAAACATATACCGTTTAGGAAAACGCGCACACTCTTTGATTGTGTAGATTTCCAACTCGCGGGCGGTTTCTAAAAACTGTACGACGCTCTCGCTGCGTTTAGATTTCGGGACAGACATAGTTTAATTTGTTTCGCCGTCCGCGCCCGTTTCGGGGGCGGGCGGTTGGTTGATAGAATCCCAACGCAAAACGCTTTTTACCTCTAAATTTTCAAGGTCGACCGACGGACTTGCACCCGCGCCGAGGTAAATTTCGTCGCCGTTTTTGAGATTGCGCGCGTACCAACCGACGGGCGACCCGTCAAATTTATACACAACGTGGCGCGTATTTGTTTTGACGTGTACGCGGTTGTTTTCGCTATACACAACGCCGTTTAACGCCGTTGCAATTATAGCGTCGCCCGCTTGTTTTGTCGGTTGTGGTTTGAGATTGAAAGTCATATTGACACCTCCGTGTTGTGGTTATATTCGCGCCCCATACAAGGGGCGCGATGTTTTGATGTTGGATTAAACGCAAAAGCCGAAGGACACGCCGTACGAGAAACCCGCATAGCTGTAGCTGACAATACCCGACGTAATGACTGCGCGAAAGCAAGTCGTATCACCGACGTTAGGCGAGCGCAACCACCACGCGGTAGTAGCACCGTCGTCGCCCGTGTACTTGATACGGTCGGGGTTTGCAGCCGTACCCGTACCCGCGCCGTCTTTAATTGTGCGCCAATATTCATATTGCTCACCCTCGCCGACATAACCCGCGCCGTTTGCGGGCGATATATCGCCCATAATTTCAATTACGGAAAGTAAAAACAACTTGTCGGGCGACACAACAATATCCGTTGCATTGTTGCCCGATGTTGCTTTTTTGTTTACGGTCTTGATTACGCTTTGTAAGTCCGAGGGGAGTTGCGATAAGAGCGTTTGCATTGTCGACGTGCGCATTGTGCTGCCGTTCCAACCGCCGACGTTGGTGTTTGTTGGATTAAAAGGGTATTTTGTCGTGAGGCAGTTTTTCATACCGATAGTGATACCCGCTTTGCCGCCGTCCGTTTTGTCGTCGTGGTTAAAGCCGAGTATAACGAGGGTAATAGTTTCGCCCGTCGATAATTCGATTTGCTTTTCGTCGCCGACTTTGTACACGTCCGCCGCCTTGCCCGACTCGGCAAACGCAGCGATTTGCGCCCAAGTGTTATTTGCAAACGACGGCTTTGTTTCGGTCGCAAACCAATCAAGGTCAATCCACGGCGTAACACCGTCGCCGATTTTGGTTTTTTTGTTGGTAGAGTCAAAGCCGATTTCGCCGACATCGAGTACGGGATTCTTGCTTTCCCAAGCCGCCGCCGTGTCGTTGCGTACTTGCATTTTTGCCGTTACGAGTTTTTTTGCCATTTTGTCCTCCTATGCGTTTCCGCCTTTGATAATGATTTCGTCGGCAACGTCGAGCAAACCGTCCGCCGCCATAGTTGCAACCGCGACACCGTTAAGAGTGAGCGTTGTGCCTTGCTTTTCGCCGATTTGCTGCGCGAGCGCATTTATTTCGGCGGTCATTGCTTTGTGTTGGTCGTTTACAACGTCGACCGCATTGTCGGCGGTGTCTTTTGCTGCACCCGCAGTTGCAACCGCGTTGTTTGCCGCGGTTACGGCTGCCGCCGCCTTGTTGTTGGACTCGGTTGCGGTTGTTACCGCGTTGCCCGCGGTCGTTACCGCGTCCGAGGCTTTTTTGTTTGCGTCGTTCGCTATCGAAAGAGCCTCGGCTTTTGCCGCGTTTGCCGCTGCGAGTGCGTCGTCGGTTACTTTTTTAATCGCGTCAATTTGCGCTTGTACGCGGGCGTAGTCGTCAACGGGTTTAATGAGTTTTGTTAAATTCACAATCGCGCCGTTTTTGATTTCAAACGAGTATATCGGTAACTCGTAGACTTTGTTTTCGTTGTCCGCAAGTCCCGCGTACACGTCGTCGGTTTGCAATGCGATTTCGCTAAATGCAGTATTGACGACCGCTTTAAGTGTGCAGTTGCCCGCGTCCGAGGGGTGGTATGTTTCGATACGCGCAACGACGTAACCGACAAAATTGTTAAACATTTGCGGCGTTACAATTTCCGCGCTTGTTATTTCGTTCATACGTCCTTGTATCACAAACGCGCCCGTGCCGATTTTGATTTGATTGCCGACAACGGTTGCGGCGAGTTCCGCGCCGTATCCCGTGTAGTAGCCGTTTGCGTTGTTTTGGTCGATAAATCGGCTTTTGATTTCCAACGCATACAAGTGTGCGTCAAAGTTGAAAACGCCTTGATATGTTACGGGTCTAATCAATGTCTTTGCCTCCTAATTTTTAATAATTTCGGTCAATAAGATTTTCTTAAAACCGAGTTTGATTTTTACGTTTTTGCCGTTCGTGTCAAGCGATGTTATCTTTTCACTAATCGGCAGCGTTTTATAGAGTCGCCCTTCGTAATAGAGCCGCACTTTTGTGTAAAGCGCATATATACCAAAGTCAATCGGGTCAATCGTCAAGTTGTTGTCGATAATGATATTGTCGACGTACCGACTGTTTGCAAGTTCGTACACCGCGTCAAATTGCGCGTCGGATAAATACTCTTTTTCGTAAAACTTTGTTTTTACGGGGTATATGCGCCCGTCGATGTCGCCCGCCGCATTTGATTGCACGATGTCATTGTCGCGGGTGCGGTAATAGTAGATTGTCGCCAACGTTGACGGTCGGGGTTGGTGTTTCGGCTCATACACGGGCGTGCCGTCGTCGTTAAACTCGGGGTTGCCGTTGCTGTCAACCTTTTGCACGTCCGTATAAACGATATTACCGTCCGCGTCCGTAAGCGGTGTTGTGGTGTCGTATTTTATCGTTGCAACCGTTTTATTTGTCGTCGACGATGTAGTTGTCAACTCGTATATAAAGTCGCTCAAATCAACGTCTACAACGTCGGCGTTTTTTACAAACTTAAAAATGATTTTGCCCGCCACAACGTCGTATGTTGACTCGATGTTGTACTCGTAATATTTGAGGTAACATTTCAAAAACTTGTATGCGTTCGTAATGGTGTATTGTCCTTGATACGAGCCGTATGTTTCCGTCGTGTCGGTGTTGTCGGTCGGTATAATAACCTCGACGGGTATTTTGCCGACCGTCGCGTCGGTGCTGTCAAATACCGCTTGCTTGACGATATTAAACAATGCCGACAACTTGCCGTCAAAACTGCCGTCGCGGGTAAAGTCGAGTATGATTTCGGTGTCCCAAAGCGTCTTAAAATCTAATCCCTTGATTGTGCGCTTTTTTCCGTCCGCTTTGATGTTATCAACAAGACACGCATACTCGGGGTTGCCGTAGTCGTCGCATACAACGGCAACCGCTGCGTCGTTGATGTCGTCGGCGCAAACGCCCTCGCCGCTAAACGTATCGGGGTCGTAAACACGCTGCGTTAAGTCGTACGAGATATTGTCGACGTTTGATATATGATTTTTGTTTTCGTCGTAAATCGCTATATACATCGCCGCCTCCGTTAATCGAGTAAATAACGTTTAACCGCAAATGCGATTTCGCCCGCGTCCTTTTCGTCCATATCCGACCCGATGTAGTAGTCGCCTTGCGGTAAATATAAAAACGATTGTCGCGTTTTGTCGGTCAAGCCGTATCCGTTCGATACCGCGCCGTTTTCGGTAACGGTTATCTTTTTTGCGTTCGGCTCTATAACTATCACGCGCCCGTCGACGTTGTTTGTCGATAGTTTAATTTCGGCAACAATTTCGTCGCTTAACGTGGCGATGTAAATGCGGATATTTTCGCGTATTTGCCCCGAGATAGTAATAGTTATCGGCGCAGCGATGTGGAAGGGGTTGGACACATATTGCTTTTTGTTAAACACGCGCCCGAAAAAACCAAAAGGAAAGCCGAGCGGAAAGCGCGTCGCGTCCTCGGCGGTATTTTTCAACGCAAACGACTCGTCGACACGCTCGTACCAATAGGTTTGACGCTCAAATGTAAACGTTTCGCAAAATACGCCCTCCTCGTTAATTTCCGTTTTGGTATTCGACTTAAATACGACATCGCAATATTTGTCGGTTACGCCGTCTTGATACTCAAACAAAAACTCCGCCGTGCCGCACTCCGCTAAAAAGAGCATTAAACCTTTGTAATTTGTGTAACCCTCCGTGCCGTCGGCGTTAAAGTAGATTTTTAACACTATCGGCTCAAAACTCGGCGTAACGTTTACAAGGTGTTTGCCTTTGTCGCTTTCCTTGTACGCGGCGGTAAAAGAGTTGCCGAGTCCCGTAGGCTCGGCGGCGAGCGCGGATTCCGTGTTCAAATCAAAAGACTTTTTTTTGTCGTATGTGTGCAAAAAAAACTTTCTCATATTACATAGCCTCCGCAAGTTTTATATTGATTTCTTTGACGAGCGCGTCGGTATCAACCTCCGACGCATAGTTTTGTATCGTAACCGTAATGTTTTGCGTTTTGTTGTTGGTGCTATAATCGTTGTTGTAAACGTCGCCCGTCGTTCCGCCCGCGCCTATCTTGTCGTATGTTTGGTCGCCGCTTTCGTTGGTTGCGGGCGGCGTTGAGTCGATAATCGCGTTTACATCGTCCATACTTTCGATGTCGCTTGTATCAATGCGCAACTTAACCTCGGATATACGGTCGATATGTACACCCAACCAACCGAGAGCCTTGTTTACGCCGTCAATCAAGCCGTTAATGATACCGATTACAAAGTTGATTGCGTCCTCGATAAAACCTAATACAAAGTTGATTACTTTAACGACTCTGCCGAAAATCTTGTTGACGATGTTGCCGAAAGTTTGAAAGAGTGGCGACAACCACCCGAGCAACGTACCGAGTAATTTTAACGGGACTTGCAACGCCGTCAATACGAGTTTAATAGGTATTAAAGCCACGTTTAAGAGCGGTTGCAAAATCGAAAAAAGGACTTGCAACGCAATTTGTATCGGGGTCAATATCATTTCGATTGCAGCCATAAGCATATCAAGCAACGGCGACAACAAATCGAAAATCACTTGTATAATTTCGATTATCGGTTGCAATGCGTCGGATATGACATTGATTGCCACCGCAAGCACGCCGCCGATAAGGTCGATTATCGGTTGCAAAATCGACATAAGCAAATCAAGCACTTGCATTATTGCGTCGATAGCGGGTTGCAACGCTTGCCCGAGCGTTTCGACAAGGCGGTTGATTGCCTCGCGGAAAGCCTCGCAATGGTTGTATAAAAGCAAAAGAATAGCCGCGACCGCTGCTATAATTAAAATAATCGGGTGCGCCTCTAACGCCGTAAGAGCCGAGCCAAGTTGCGGCAACACCTTGATTACGCTACCGATTGTCGATACAAGTTTGCCGATACCCATAGTTAAAGGGGCGAGAGCGGCAACCACAAGTAAAGCCTTCAGCGCAAACTCTTGCTGTCCGAGCGTCAAACTGTTAAACCACTCGGCAAGTTTTTGCAATTTCGGTACAAGGTTTTGTTGTATGCTGTCGGCAAGCGTTTTAATTATCGGCACAAGCGACGCACCGATTTGTGTAGCAACATTTTTTAATGACTCTTTAAGCAAAAACAGCGTGTCGTCAAGTCCCGCAAGAGCCGCGACTTGCTCGTTTGATAACGAGCCTATCGTTTCAAACTCCGACTTAAATTGCCCGATAGCGTCCGCGCCCGCATTAAGATACGGCAACATTTGATTTGCGATTTTGTCGCCAAAAATTTCGTTTGCGTACGCGGCTTGTAGCGTCTTGTCTTGCATATTCGAGAGCGCGTCGATAATTCCGTCAAACATCGCCTCTTTGCTGTCAAAGTCCTCTATACGCAACCCGAGCGACTGCAATGCTTTTGACGCATTGTTTACCGTACCCGTCGACAAGTCTAAAATTGCCGCTCTTGCCTTTATGAGTGCTTTTTCAAACACCGCCCACTCGACACCCGCTTGCGCGGTAACGTATTGATACTCTTGTATTTTTTCAGCCGATATACCAAGACGAAGGGCAAGGTCGTCGATTTCCGCGCCCGTACTCGCGGCATTTACCCCGAGTGCGCCGAGCGACGTAACCGCCGCCGCTGCAAGAGCCGAAAACGGGGCAAGTGCTTTGCCCGCCGATTGTATTTTGCCGCCGACATCGGTAAATTGTTTTGCAAGGTGGTCGATTTTTATTTGATTGATTTGCTCTAATTGCTTTTGCAATTGTTGCCCTTGCAATTCGGCTTTATGTAACTCGTTTTGTAACTTTCGATACTCGGCGGTGTCGACTTTGCCGCTTTGTTCAAGGTATTGCAAACGCGCCCGCAGCGTGTCCGCCATTTGCGCCGTTTTATCGATTGCGTTTTGTGCAACCTTTTGCGCCTCGGCAAACTTTTTTTCGTTGTATTCGAGTTGTAGACTCTTTTGCAAAGTGGTAAGGTCGGTTTGCGCCGCCTTTGCAGCCGAGCGCACGTCTTTCATACCTTTGTTAAACTTTGTCGCGTCCGCGCTTATTTTAACTTTTAATCCGCGTATGTTATCGCTCAATGCCGCTACCTCCTTGTAAAAACTTAACCGCGTCCGCGCCCGATATGTCGCGTATTTCGGTATCCGAGTTTGCCGCCCGTGCTTGCCGCTCGCGTTTCAATGCCGCCTTGATGTTGGCAATATCAAGCGAAAGTATAAGGACGTACAAATCGTTAAAATGTAGGCGTTGTATCATACTATCTTGTATTTTTAACTCAACGCACTTTTGAAAAATTGTAATAACTCTCGGCGGCACAATCGGGTTTTTGTTGCGGCTGCCGTTCGGGCAAACCTTGTCGTACAACCGCAACAACTCCCGACTGTGCATTAAGAGTTTTTTGACGTTACCGCGCTACTGTTAAGTACGATGTTGAAAATATACTCGATTTTGTCGGTAAGCCTTTTAAGATACTCGCCGTCGGCGAGGTCGAAAAGTTGGCAAAACGACTTAAAGTCCGCAATTTCGTCGCTTTCCAAAAAGCAATAAATTGCTTTAAGGTTAGACAAAATATTTGCTTTGTCAATCAACTTACTTTCTTGCACGCGCTCGATGTATGCAAAAAGTGTTTCGTGCGCGGCTTGCGCGGGAAAGTTTGCCTCCCAACGCTGCTCGGCAAATATGGACGTGTCGACCGCAACGTCGATTTCGCGTGCGGTCGTGATAATCTTGCCGTTTCCGTCGTCAACTTTGACTTGTACGGGCAATTTTGTTTTAACCATATCAAACCTCCGTATCGGCGGCTGCGTCGTCCATTACGGGCAAAACAACCTCGTCGCCGAAAGTTTCAAAGTCGGGGTCGTCGGGAGTGGCGGTCATTTGCCATACCATAACGTCGCGCCCCGTTTTCGGGTCTTTGTAAATTGCGCCCGCTGCGTCTTTCAATTCCACGCCCGCAATTTCGAGTGCAGTATCAAAAGTCGACTCGTTGATGTCGTCCGTATTTTGGTCGAACGACTCCGACGGGGCGGTCGGCGATGTTACGCCATACACCCAAGTTTTGGCGAGCGGCATACTGTTATCCTCGTCGAGTCCGCACGTTTCAAAGTAAAGAGCAAAGACGGGGAGTTTTTGCTGCTTAATGCTCGCAATGCCGTTTTTAAGCAACATTTTGCGCCCCATATCGACCTCAAAGTCGTCATTGACATTGTTTGTCGACAATGTACTCGTTTTGCCTTTATCGTTGACGATAGACGCGATACGTTTACCGTCGCCGAAAATCTTTTTGACGCTGCTGTCGGGTTCAAGCGCAATTTTTGTTGCTGTCCCGTATGATTTCGGTGTGCCGTACTTGCCGTCAATCAACATTGCCCACTTAACGCCTTGAATATTAAAGCGTACGAGGGTCTTTTTTCTTTTCTTTTCGGGCATTTTAGTTACCTCCATTTTCAATTGATTTTTTAATTGCTGCGAAAATTTGAGGCTCGGCTGCGTCGAAAGCGCGACGTATAAACCCGTAATGTTTCGAGTTTGCGCCGTACTCTAACACGTTTGAAAGCGGCACGCCGTCCCGAGCCTCGCCTTTGCCGCCGCCTTTCTTTTTTCGATGTACTTTGCCTTTTGCGATACGAGTATTACCAACGTAACGCACGTTTTTGTACTTTGTTTGAATTACCCACGATTGCGCCATTTCGCCCGTGTCTTTCGGTGTCGCGGACTCTATCGCGGACTTAAAAACCTCCGCGCCCGCTTGTACCGCGTCTTGTCGTGCCTCAAACGACGCGTGCGCAAATTCGTCAAAGATTTTTTCGAGCGCGTCGGGGAGTTGGTCTATATCGTATTTTTGCGTCGATATGTTACTCACGTTTGATTGCCTCCAAGTACGAAAACTCGACATTGATACCGCGATACGGGTTGTCAATGTCGGCGATGTCGCTTTCGGCGTTTTTAAGCCGAAAATGTTTATCCGCAACAAACGCCTTGATAACGTCTTGCACGCGCTTGACGACATCGCCGTAACGTTCGTCGTCTTTTTCGTAATTGTAGTAATAGTTGATGTCGATGTATCGGCGGCAGCCGTGCGCCTTGCCGTCGCCGTACAAGCCGTCGTTGCTCGACACAATGCGATAAACAACGTACTCGTTGTCGTTTACTTTGACATCGAGTCCCTTGATAGCGTCGGTTTTAATGCGGCGCAAATGGTGCGACAATACGCCGTATTGCAACAACGTGCTGTCTAATATTTTTTGCGCGATACTTTTTAGCGACATTTACTTTACCTCGTAATGCTTGACGTTAAACTCTAACATTTTGCTGCTTTCGGCATAGTTGTCGGGCGACGACGCAAGCACAAAACAATGCGCCGCGTCCGTTATACCTTGTTTGTAGATTTTAACCGTACCGTTTTGTAGCGCGTCGTAAACGCTTTGCACAAACGTCATACGGATTCTTGCGGTTTGCGATGTGCCGTCGGCTTGTTGCTGTATTGCAACCGTGCCGTAAGAGTTGAGCCACTCGCAATAAAAACAGTCGGTCGTAATTTCGTTGCCGTTATTGCTGTCTTTGCCGACGGTGGACGTTATAAAGTCCCACTCGGTGGTATTACCAACGCCCGCCTCGTAGACGCTTTTTTGTACGGCAAACTTGATTAAAGTGCGCCGTTTTTTCGGGCGGGTTTGCTCACTCATTTTTTACGCCTCCGCAATTGTGATATAAGCGATACAATCATACCGTCTTTTTTGACGATAGAGTTTTCGTCGCCGCGGTCGCGGCAGTCCGCCCAAATGCTTTTGACGACATAGGCGGTCGCCGAGGACGTGTCCGCCTCGGCAACGCCGCTGTCTTTCATAAATTCGACCGCCTCGGCGACATAACCCTCAAACTCCTTGCGTTTAAGCGGGTCGGAGTCGCAATACCCGAGTTTGTATAGTATTTTGTCGATTTCGTCCATAAATACCTCCGTTATCGATTACCGATTGTGTATTGACTTGCCGACCCACGTTACGCAAATTGTTGATTATTCGCCCGTGCTGCCGCTTGCTGCCTTTTTAGCGTAATAGAATTTTTTAGGCGCAGCCTTGCCCGCAACCATAAGGTGAGCGGTGTATTCGATTATGCGTTTCTTGCCGTGCAGTTCGGCGTACACCTCGGTGTTTTTGGTCATATTGAGTATGTAGTTTTTCGCGTTGCCGATAACAAAATCGCCGTCGTGCAAACTCTCGTCGACCTCGACGGGTACGGTCGCAATGGACGATATGCCGCCGTTGTTGTAAATCGGGAAAATATAACGACCCTCTTTGTCTTTCTCGAAAGTCATTTCGAGCGACATAGAGCGCGAGATGTAGACTTTTGCGCCACGCCTTGCACGCCTCGACAATGCAAGGAGTCCCGTTTTGATTGCGGCAGCCTCGCCGCCCGCTGCGTAAGTTTTGCCGTCGATTGCACCAACGGTTACGCCCTCGATACGGTTGTCTTTACCCGTGCCGTAAAATACCTCGTCGGAGAGCAACAAATTCATTTCGTTTGCAAGGTCGGCGAGTAAGTAGTCCGTAAACTCCTCGTCGGTCATTGCAAGCAATTCCATTGTTACCTCGATAGTCAAAGGGTAATTGCCTTGCGCGAGCGTAAGGTTGCCCCACTTGATAGAGCGGTCGTCTGCGTCCTTGCCTTCGCCTTTCGATTTCGATGTGCCGTTGCTCGACTCGACAACGTACGGGAAAATAACCGCGCCTTTGATATGCTGCAACTTAACGTCGCGGAGGAAGGGACTGTCGGGCGCGTCGGTTTCCAAAAGGTCGTACAAAACCGTTTTAGGAATAAACACGCCGCCGTTGTTTACGCCGTCCGCGTCCGCCGACGGGGCGGTATAGGTGCTGCTCGTGGTTGTCAACGCGATACCGAGCGCACGTTTTTCGCCCGCATTAAGGTTGACGGGGGTGTTAAGCAACTGCCCGCGTACTTGTTTACCGAAAGCGATTTTTGCGGTACGCAGTTCGGCAGCGTCAACGACAGCCGTTTCGCGCTTTTCGTCCGCCGTGTTAAATAACACGACTTTGTTTTTGCCGTTCGGTGCGTCGGTGTTTTCGGGGGTTGCCGTAGGGTCGGGACGCGCGGCGCGTGCCTCGGCGTCCTTTGCAGCCTTTTCCACGTCCGCCTTGCCGCGGTTTTCGTCGCTTTCCAATTCCGCCATTTTGAGTGCGTTTCTTTTGAGTGCGGTTTCGATTTCGGCGAGGCGTTTTTCGTCCGCGTTATCGATTTCGGCAACGAGTGCTTTTCTTTGTTCGATAAGTTCTTGTTTTGTCATAGTGAGTTATACCTCTCTTTTAATAAAATTTTTTTCTTTGCTAACTGTAAAGCCGCCGCCCGCTTTTCGGAGTCCGCTCTCTTTTCGTTTTCCAACGCAACGGCGAGGACGTTATCCAACGTCTTTTTGTCATTTTCCAACGTCGCCGAGCGAGCGTATATCGAGGTTTGCGCGTATGCGCCGTCATTGACGGCGGACACCTCGAAAACCCTTGATATTTTTGTGATACGGCGTATCGGCATAGGCTTGTCAAGGTCAAACCACTCGTCGCCCGATACCTCAACACCGAAAGCAAAGGACATATCCTCGATGTCGCCGCGGTCGACAGCACTACACAAAGCGCGTGCCGTTTCGTTTTTCTCGATGTCGAGTCGGGTTACAATGTGCAACCCCGCGTCGTCGATGTTTATGTCCATAGTCGACCGTTTGCCGCGTCGGTGGCGGGCAAGCGGTATCATACCGTCGTCGTGATTTACCATAAATTTGATGTCGCTTAAATCGGCGTTATCGAGCGCGTGCGAGTCGATTTCCTCAAAGAAAAAATCGCCGATAGCGGTGCGCTGATTAAATACAATCGGATACCCCTCGATAATGCCCTCCAACGATTTGACTTGCACTTGCTGCGCGTCGTTCTCGTTAGATTGCGCACGTTTGATTATTTCGGGTATTGTCCGTTTAATCGGTAGTTTTGGCATTGTTATCCTCCTCGGGTTTTTTATCGTCCGCCGCGTCCGTGTCGTCGGCGGGCGGTTGGTCGTCGTCCGCGTCCGTATCCGCAGTTGCAACGGGGTTGTTGTTTTGCTTTTTGATGTTGTCGAGTTGGTAGTCAGTCGCGTGCGACACATCGATGTAGTTTAGCGACACGCGGGTCGGTTGGTCGTCGGGTTCATACCCGAGCAACTCGCGTCTTTCGGGACGCGATAACAATGCGTCCTCTTGTGTCATTTTGACGATTTCCATACGACGGGCGAGGGATAGCGATTGCACCAATCGGTCGTAATACTTGATTTTGTGTCCGTAAGCGAGTTGTTTTTCGGTGTAAAGCGTTATTTTGAAAGCCTCGGCAATACTTGCCAATATGCCCTCGACGGCTGTTTGATAGAAAGCCGCAAACTCGTCGTCGGTGTACTTACCTAACCATATCGGCAGCGATACACCGAAGGGGGCGAGTATTTCGTCGCGGATAAACGAAAGCATATTTGTCGGTATGTCCGCCGCCGCAATGTTTATCGGCGTAAACTCGCTCTCGTAGTCGGTTGCAACTATGCCGTATTTGCTGTCAAACAAGTGTTGCTCAAATTCCTCACGGGTAACGGTTTTTTTGTCAACGTCGGCTATCGTTTTCATTGACAAAATGCCCTTCAGCGACAAACTCGCCTCTAACGATTTCGGTATCGACTCGTGTATAACGTGCATAGTTTGCAAGTTGTCGAGTAAATTTTTGTAATTGCCGCCGCCGTTACGTCCGCCGCCTAAAAACTTATTTGCGCCGTAACCTTGACGTATATGTATCACGTCCGAGTACGGCATATCCAATACGACCGAGCCGTCAACGCTCGACAGTTCGAGGCGCATTTCGTCGTCGAGCATATACATCTTGACGTTTGCCGCCTCGATAGGGTAAAAACCTTTTGTTACGCGCTTGACGTACTTTTTGCCGTTCACAATGATAGGCACGTTATCGTATTGCCAATAGATAAAGCAATTTTTGTGTACTTGCGTGAGGTATGCGACTTTATATAAAAAATCTTTCAACCCGCACAACGGGTTTACGCGCCCGTTAAACACTTTGTTGATGTCGTCGTCGGGTACGTCGATTGTGTGCGGGTTATCGTGTTCAATAATCGATTTTAATTTGCACTTTGACACCTCCTCACAAACGCGGTGTAATGCCGTTGCAACAATATCACTTGCGTGTATATCGCTGCCGTAAGATGTAAACAACACATTGTTTGCGTTTATGACGCGACTGCTGTAAACGTTGTTTTTGCCCCAACCGAGCAAATTTTGTATCGCGGTTTTTAAGACTCCCACGCCGTACCTCCTTGACAAAATAAAAAGTGAGCCGACACTTGACTCAACGCATAACGCATTAAGTCAAAGCACCGACTCACTTATTTTTACGATTTGCAAAAATGGAGTACACGCTATTGACGCATATTAAAATTTACCCTATTATAGCAAATCAAATTACGGTTTGTCAACGATAATTTTGCGATTTCATAGAGCAAAAAACAATAATTGCGTAAAAATAGCGTCAATTTTTTTCGCCTTTTACGGTAAACGTGTACTCTTGCTTGCATAGCGGGCAAAAGTATGTAACGTTGATTATGCCTTTGCGACGGTCAAATTTGCCGAGCAAACGATTGTGTACGGGGCAGCGCACCTCGCGTTGATAAGCCGATAACGGCAGTCTTTCATTGCTTTGATTTTCCATAATCAACCTCCGATTTTTGATATAAACGCGCTCTTGCACTCACGCAAAGCGGCGTATGCGATTATTTTTGACATTGTGCCGTCGATTTTATTGCCGACGTAACCCGCAACCTTTTCGGGCATAACAAAACCTTTGCTATCGTGTTTGACGGCGGTGTTGCGAAAACACCAAGCGCAAATTTCGTTGCGGTTATAGTTGACGTGCCGCGCTTGCAAATCTTGCTCGACGGTGCGCGTCGGTGTGTTAAGTGCCTCGTATGACATTTTGATTTTGGTTAGTACGTCCTCGCCAAAGTTTTTGATAGTGATTTTCGCAAACTCTTTTGCGTGCCACTCGTCATACCCGACGCGGTACGGGCGTATGTGGTACTCGTCGTATATTTCGCGTATGTATCGAGCAACAACGTCGTCGTCAATAACATTGCCTTTAACGACGCGGCAAAGTCCCATACGCTCCCATTGCCGATAGTCGCGCTTTTCGGGATTTGTCGGCGAGTCCGTTGCGTTCGGGTCGTTTGCTTTTGCCTCGGTAACAAAGTACATCGTGTATAAATACTTTGTGTCGTCGTTCGGTCGCATAAATAAAAACGTAACGCTGCACAAGTCGTTTGACTCCGCCAAGTCGACACCGACAATACACCAAGAGTTTGCAAAGTCCGCAAGTGTAAACGTACCGTCGCACGCCTCGATGTCCGCCGCCCGCAGCCAAGCGCGGGGGGATAATTGTTTCAAATTAAACTCTTTCGCAAGCGTAAATGCACGTTGTGCGCCGTTGTTTCGTGCCTCATCTACAAGGTCGCGCAAGTCGGCGATTTTTTTTACGACGTTCAACATCGGGTTTGATTTTACCCAAGATTTCTCGTCGTTCCAAACCTCCGACTCGCTGTCTTGCGTGTATAACCACACGAGCCAACGGGGGCGGTCGAGTTCGCCGCGTAAAACTTTGCGCGCGTCTTTCAAACGTTCGTCGAGGTAGCCGTCGCGGACAATGCCCTCGGTTGTGATTTCAAAATACAACGGCTCGTCTTGCGTTGTAAGCGACGAGCGCAGCGGCATAACCGTCGAGCGGTCTTTCATTTCGTGTACCTCGTCGACGATTACAATTTTAAGGTTTCGACCTTCCTTTGCGCCCGACTTTGCGGACATCTTTTTGATTGCGCCTTTGTTTTGTGCCGAAAATTTACCCGTCTTTTTGCGCTGCCGCGGGTTGCCGAAAAATATGCCTTTAACGTTCTTGCGCGTAACCTTGCACATTGCGCGGGATTCTTCTCGAAAGTTATTGATACAATCAAAGATTAAACCCGCTTGCTCGTAGTCGTTCGACGCACACATAACTTTTTGCCCCGCCTCGCCGCAAAACCACTCGGCAAGAGTGAGCGCACCGATAAACGGCGTTTTGCCGTTTTTGCGGGCAACCAACAACAAAACCTCTTTGTATCGACGCACCCAACGCCCGCCGCCGAGCAATTCCGCGTCATACACCTCAAACCCGAAAATCGCCTCGGCGATTGCCTTTTGACAAAGCGTCAATTTGAAAGGCACGCCCGCAAACGGCGACTCAAAGTGTTTGATTTCGTTTTCGATAAAATCAATACGTTTGTGTGCAGCCGCGAGCGTAAAGTGGTATGTATCGGAGTGATACAAGATGTCTTGCATTAACATTTCGAGTTGCGTTTTTAATTCGCGCCCGATAATGATTTCGCCCGACCGACAACGTTTGTAATACTCGATAAGATAACTATGCCCGCCGCCGATGTCCTCGTTGATTACTTGCCACCCGTCGATAGGCACAATATCGGGGTTTACCAACACCCACTCGGCAGCGGTCGCCGCGTCCGTATTATTCGTATTTGTCGAGGTCGTCGTCGTCAACAACCAATGCTCCCAACAAATCTTTGTTTAGTTTTTGCATACACGTCGAGTATTGTGCCATATACTTGACTCGCGCTTTGCCCGCCGCTGTTTCCTTTTGTTCGTTCGGGTTGTTTTTGTTAAAAAGTATCGACGGCAAGTCCTTGATTTCCTCTAAAATCGCAAACAACTCGGCAACTTTCCGTATTAGTTGGTCGTTTATTTTAAGTTTTACCTCGTCGACGTTCGCCGTCTTGTAAATATCAATAAGACGCTTGTACTCGCCGTCGGCGCGTGCGTCCCTTGTGAGTTTCTTTGCGGTTTCTTTTTTCATATCGACCTCCTAAAATAACGGTTTGCAAACTTTTCGGCAAAAAAGTCAAATTTTTGGTGTGCATTTTTTCGAGTTGGGGCGCGGAGTCTTTTTGCGTTTCAAAAAAATTTTTTGAGGCGGGGGGACTAACGCTCGCTATAACGTCGCCAATAGTTATCAATCCAACCGATAACGGCGGACAAAATCGACTCGCGCTTGATGTCTTGTTGCGCTCGACGCACGCACTCGTCGCGTGGTGTTGCTATGTGTATAGGCTCGGCGTTGTACTGTTCGATAAACCGCTCGCGGTCGTACACATCGGGGAAAGTCCCGACAATATAAGCGTCTTGCCACTTGCGCCGTGTACCCGCCGTGTATATTTCATTGAGCAAGAGGTTGCGTATATCAAACGCGACGGACTTTGTTGCGTCGGGTTTATCATACAAGCCGCATATACATATCGAGCGATGTATCTTGTCAAGGTCGACAACGATGTCGTCGCGGGTTGCAACGGTTTCGACATACGTTGTTTTGCCGCTGCAAGGCGAGCCGTACACAAGATAAACGTGCTTTGCACCTATGACGTTGCCAAAACGACGGTGTACAGCATTGTGGCAATTGTGGCATAGTACCTCGATATTGTCGGGGTTTAGCGTAATACGCGGGTCGTCGATGTTATCGAGCGTCAATTCCTCTTTGTGGTGCGGGCGCAATTCGTCGATGTCAAATATACCGCCGCAGCGGGCGCAAATACCGCCACTTTTGATTTTGCACGCTTGCGCCAACTGTAAGTAGTCTTTGCGGCAATAAAAAGCGTGTATCGGGTCTAACGCCATAATTAAACGCCCTCCCAACCGTCGCTCGGTGCTTTTCCTTGTTCGGCAAGTTCAAGAGCCTTTTTACGCAACTCGACAGCGTGTGGGTCGCGGGCAAATTCGTCGGGAAAACGATTGATAAGCAAAAATTGCAACATACCCGCGTCGGGTTTGCTGTATCGCTTGTGTGTGGTCGTTTTTCCGCCCGTTACAACCTTTTGTCCGTCCTTTATGGTGTAATACTCGACAATTGTTGTTTCGACGTATGTGCCGCCCGTGGCGACCTCGTATGCGCGGTTGATAAGTTCGGTTTTGAGTGCTTTTTTTGCATTACATAGTATTTCGGCGAGTTCGGGGTGGTCTTTTTTGTATTGAGTCCATTGTGTCTTGCCGACCTCGTAATAAGCGCACAATTGCGCCTCGGTAACGCCGACGCGGTGGTAACGTTCGATTTCGGCGAGGTTTGGCAAGATTTTTGTTTCATATTGCGATTTGCCGCCGCCTTTTTTCGGCGTTTTCGGCGTTTCGGGCGTTGCTGAAGGTGGCGCAACTTTTTTAACCGTCTTTTTGGTCGTTTTTTGTGATTTCGGCATTTGTTAAACCTCCTTGTCGCTGATTACCGCTTTTGTGATTGCGAAAAACGGCAAAAACGCGATTGCGACGATAAGCGGCACGCAACAACCGAGCCACGACAACGGGGTTGCGGCGCAAGCCTTGAAAATGAGCATAATTGCCGACATCGGCACGCAAATAACGATTACAAAAAATGCGAGTATGTATATCACGCTGCAAATACGCTTTAACACGGTTTTTTACCTCCGCGCAAAGGCTTAATACCTAAAATCGCATAACCGTCGGCAAGTCCAAAGCCGCAGTTTTGTAAAATGTAGGTAATGCCGACCGTAACGCTGCGACCCGTCTTTTTGCTGCCGTCAAATTCGCGCAAAATCAAGATGTCGCCGACGCAATAGTCGCGGTCGTTCTTTCGCAGTTCAAAAGGCTTTTTGCCGCTTTTGACCGCCTCAAAATACTCGGGCAAGATTTTCAACTCGATTATTTTTGCCATAGTGTACCTCCGTATAGATGTAAATTTTTGTTTTTGCCGCGTCCGCGCCATATCGACGTAAAACCCGTCGGTGCTGCCGTCGCTAAAATAAATACTTTGTGATTTTCCGTCAACCGCTGCCGACACCATAACCAAAACGTATCGTCTTGCAATTGTTCGCCCGTGATGTCGCAATAAATCAACGCTTTGTTTGTGGACGGCAACCGCAAATCGATATAATCGCCGCAACCGATAAGCACATCGGGCATAATCGCTTGCAATTCGTCCGCCGCCTTGCCGTTCGGCGCAACAACGAGTCGATGTTCGCAAATTATGTTGTCGGCGACGATGTGGTCGCCCGCAAACGGCTCAATATAGTGCTTGATATTGCTTTCGTAGATTTGACGTTGTAGTATTGCGGCGATTTCGGTTTTTGTTTTATTCTCGGCGTTTTGCACGAGGTTTACCTCCTTGTAGTTGTTTTATCATTTTGATGTACAAGTACGCGCCCGTACAATAGTCGCTTGTTTTGGCGACCGACTTATGCAGCGCATACCCTTTGTACATAGACTCAAAGACGGCAGTAACGTCAACATCGCCCGACACGATTTTGTTTACCTTTTTGCGGGTAAACTTGCAATCGGCAATAGTGATTTGCGGCTTTTGCAAGTTTTTCGATGTAACGTATCGCTTTGCGCCTTTCGGGTCTTTGAGTATGTAGCGGACTAAACCCTCGTAACCGTCGTCGTCGGCTTGCAATCGGCGGGTTTGACGACGTGCGCCGTTTCGCCAAAGACGCTCGGCGACATCGCGGTCGGGAAAGTTACAAACGATGTGGTGATGTACACGTTTTTTGCCTTTCTCGGGGTCGTCCTCAAACTCGGTAACGTAAACGTATTTTAAGGGTGCAAAGCCGTGTTTGTCGCCGTAGTATTTGAGGCGGCGTATAAACTTTGACATTTCCTTTTGTGCGTCCTCGACTGACGCGGGCAACCGCTTTGTTTCGTATGTAAAAGTACCCCAAATGTCGTCGTCGGTAAAGTTGGTGTTGACTAACCGTATAAGGTTTTTGACGGCATTTTTTTTGTTAAGGTTTTTTTGCACCTCGCGGGATTCTCTAAACCGTTTTGCCCTCGACGTTGATGTGTGCGTGTCCCATATCGGATAAACCTCACACTCTAACACATTGCCGCTTTTAATCGTCTTTGTGCGATACTTGACAATGTGTTTATCGTAGAGAGCAGCGAGCCGTTCCTCGTTGGTGTCGGTGTAAGCAAATAACTCGTCAATGTCGTACTTTTCGTTAAGTGTGTATTTTGCCATTTTAACCTCCGTGTTGTTGGTAGTTAAAAAGCAAAGAATTGACTTGACTCCGCAAGGGTTTCGCCCCTTGCAAGACGACAAGGGGTCTTGCCCCTTGACCCCGCAAGGCTCTGGAAAATCAAACACGCCGTCGGCAAGCACATCGGGGGCAAATGCTCTCTTTGTAGCAAGTCGGGGTTGCGTCCTTTATCACATCGTAAATTGTGTTTGTTTCCGTCTATGCCTTTTAACCCTACCACAAGAGCAAAACCTTTACCGTCAAACGTTGCTAACGCAAAATTTGCTTGCGCAAATTCGGGGCGTTTGACGTTGTTTTGCTTTGTGGTTTTGACGGGTTAAGGCGACGGAAAATAAAACACAATTTACTTGATTTGCGATAACTCTTTCGTCGGTAAGTTAATACCGATTACAAGGACGTTAAAAGCACGTTTTCCAAGCCTCAAAAGGGGTTGACACCACGCCGTGAGTATGCTATAATACATACAAGGTTTGGTTGATGTCTTGCGTCAACTATCGGGCGGTTGCAAGTGCCAAGTTGCAATCGCCCTTTCTCTTTGCCTTTGAGTCCGTATTGTTGACAATCGCCGTTAAATGGCGTATAATAGGCGTTGTCAATGAGTTGTTGACTTATGTTTGCCGTCGATAGGTGTAGCAGCACCGTCGGCGGCTTTCTCTTGTCTTTCGATTTCGTCCAACCTTTCGACGGCGGCGGCAACCATTTGTCGCACAAAGTCCGTTTTGTTCAAATAACCGAGTTTGCGCAACGCGCTTTTTGCAAAAATGCGGTTTGCCGTGTCGCGGTCTATTTCGACCGTAAGATTGTAAATATTGTTGCCGTGCGATAAGCCGTCGCGGCTCTTGCGGGCAGTTGCAACCGTGTTTGCGGTCGCACAAACCGCATTATCGGGCAAGAGGTTGATTTCGTGCGGGTCGTAGATGTCTAAAACGTCGCAACGCAGCGTTTTGCAAATGCTGTCGAGCGTCGGTTTATTCGGCAAGCAAATATCGTTGACTATCTTGCTCAATAACGATTTGTCGACGCGCGGGTCGACGCGCTGCACGCTTGTCAACACCTCTTTTTGCATAATGCCCGATGTGAGCATTATTTTTTTATATCTTGACATCGTTTGCCTCCTTGATTTGTAAGTGTTTAGCGGCAAACAACGCGCTTAAATCGTGCAGCACGCCCCCCTCGGACTCGTGCAAGCCGCTTTTGTTTATAGGCTCGGACGTTTCCGCCAAGATAGGCACGGACGGCATAAAGTCGCCCGCAGCCGTTCGACGTGCCGCAACTCCGATTTGTATGTATCTTGTGTTTGTCATTGTTTGCCGCCTTTTGCCCGCCACATCGGGCGGGCGAGTTATTGATTATCGATTAAATGCAAAAGCCGAAGGACACGCCGTACGAGCGACTCGCGCTGCCGCCGTAGACATCACCCAACGCATAGACTGCGCGAAAGCAAGCCATATCACCGACGCCAGGCGAGCGCAACCACCACCAATCCGTACGACCGCGGCGCGACTTGACGATGTTGTCGG